CAGGCCCAGCTGGTTCCGACCCAGTAAGTGACCCATTCGATTCAACCGGCCCAGATACATATGCATCTGACACAGTTGGTGGTATGGATACATCTAATGCAGAAGCATTAGGTGATGGTTCTACTTCAGGTTACGAGAATTTTGCAGAAATGTCTTTCACAATTGAGAAAGCAACTGTAACTGCAAAATCAAGAGCACTCAAAGCAGAGTACACATTAGAGCTTGCCCAAGACCTCAAAGCAATCCACGGTCTTGACGCAGAATCAGAACTTGCAAACATTCTTTCAAGTGAGATTCTAGCAGAAATCAACAGAGAAGTTGTCAGAAACGTAAACCTTCAGGCTAAGACTGGAGCTGCTGACACTGCAACTGCTGGTACATTCAACCTTGACGTTGATGCTAACGGTAGATGGTCTGTTGAGAAATTCAAAGGTCTATTGTTCCAAATCGAAAGAGAGTCTAACAAGATCGCACAAGAAACAAGAAGAGGTAAAGGTAACTTTATCCTTTGTTCAAGCGACGTAGCATCTGCTCTTTCAATGGCAGGCGTATTAGATTACACTCCTGCTCTTTCAACTGACTTGAATGTTGATGACACAGGTAATACATTTGCTGGTGTCCTTAACGGAAGAGTAAAAGTTTACATCGACCCTTATGCTGGTGTTAACTACTTAACAGTTGGATACAGAGGAAGTAATCCTTACGACGCTGGTATGTTCTATTGCCCATACGTTCCTTTACAAATGGTTCGTGCAGTTGGTGAGAACACATTCCAACCAAAAATCGGATTCAAGACAAGATACGGTATGGTTTCAAACCCATTCGTAGGAAGCACACCTTCAGACGGTCTTGCATCTGCTGGAACAAACCAATACTACAGAAAGTTATCAGTAACAAACATTCTGTAATCGGACTTTATGTTTCACTAAAAAGGTCTCTTCGGAGACCTTTTTTTTTGGCACTAAATATAAGGTCATAAACACACATACACACAGGAGGATATTATGGCAAATCAAGGAAAATCAGGGTACGAAATCCGTGCCGATCTATTAACTCTCGCAGAGGGAGTCCTAATCAACAACATCGAGAATGAAAGACAACCCATTTACATGTGGAATGAAAATCATCCCGAAAATAAAAAGGACTTACCTTTAAGAACTTATTCTGCTCAAGATGTCATCGACACTGCAAAGCAGTTTAATGATTTCGTAAACGAGAAATAACCTAAATATAACTATGGACGAGTACAATAAAACAATTACTATGAGTGAAGGCCCATTCGAAAGACATGCATTCCCTAACGGAGTGGAGACTAAGGATGTGTTATCACGTCAGATTGTTACTAGGTATATCCAAGATGGTTATTTGTGCGAGTCCATAGTTACCCGAGAATACAGAGACGGTGACTATCATGACACCACAAAGTCCTCTAGGATAATCAAAGTAAATGGCTGATAACATAAACATAAACAAATCACTTTTAGGTAAGAATAATTTTAGACTTCTTATCGATAAAGTACCGAGTGTTGAATTCTTTGTTAAGAGTGTCAACATTCCAGGCTTGCAGTTTACAGAAACAGTTGCACCTGCTGGTATAGGTCTAGATGCATTCTTCCCAGGCGATAAAGTTTCGTTTGATTCTCTTAGTGTAAATTTCTTAGTCGATGAAGATTTAGGAAACTTCAAAGAGATTTATGATTGGATGGATTCTATTGTTCCAGTATCAGACCCAAGTGCATACAAAAACTATGTTAAGTCTGAAACAATTGCAACAGGTCAACGATCAAAGATTGATGATGCTCTAAATCAATATTCAGATATCACACTAGTCACTAACACTAACAAAAACATACCAAATCGATTCTTCAGATTTCATGATGCATTCCCTATCTCTTTAAGTGGGATTGAATTAGAATCAGGTGCAGACGGAGAGACCGTCATCGCAACAGTCGAATTTAGGTTCACATACTACGAAATAAAAACCACTTCCTAATATACCATAAATATGGTATAATGGTACATTATGACTCTAGATGAATTGAAATCAGAGTGGAAAAAGGATTGTGAAATTGATGATATCGAACTGGATGTATCATCTCTAGAAGTTCCTAAACTCCACGCAAAATACTCCGAACTCTTGACAGATGCAATTGTCAAGCACAAATCCTTGCAACTTAGATATCAGACCATGCTCAAAGACAAGTGGTTATGGTTCAATGGTAAAATGGATGAGGGTAGAATCAAAGAACTTGGTTGGGAAGATGACCCATTCGATGGTCTTAAGATCATGAAGAATGATATGCAAATCTTCTTTAACTCAGATGCAGACTTACAGAAGTTAAATGCACAAACTGAGTATCAACAAGCAACTATTGACTTCCTCAAGAGGTGCATGGAGAACATCACTTGGAGACATCAAACCATTAAGAATACTATTGAGTGGCGTAAGTTTATGGCAGGTTCCTAATGATCTATAAGAATTATGTTACAGTTTTAGAATCGTATCTCACTAGAGAAGAGGTGAACTACATTCATGGTTATGCAAGAAGCTTAGAAACTATGAGTTCTAGAATCGGTGGTGGTATGAAACAGGTTGATGTGGATAAAGGGGGTGATGGTGGTAATGAAGACAACGTCATCAGACAATCCACTAACAAGTGGATTGATCATAACAATCCTGAATTCGATATAAATCTCAAACAAAAAATCTTTGACGGTATGATTCGAGCAAATCAAACGAGTGGTTGGAACTACGAGATTGATGATATGGAACACTGGCAATACACAGTGTATGAAGAACAACCTAACAAAACAAAAGGAGACTTCTACACTTGGCATACAGACGCAGGTGATAGTCCATACCCTAGTGGAAAGATAAGAAAGATATCTTGCTCTGTTCAATTATCCGAACCCGATGACTACGAAGGTGGTCACTTTCAATGGATTGAACATGCTGGTAGTTTTGACAGATTAAGAAGAGATCAGAAAACAATATATACAGATGAATTGATACACACTGCACCTATGAGTGGTAGAGAGATTGGTTCATTGTTAGTATTCCCTTCATGGTTACATCATCAAGTGACACCAGTGACTAGAGGGGTTAGAAAATCTCTCGTAGTATGGAACACAGGATGGCCTCTGAAATAATTCTAAAGAAGATCGATGAGGTCTTCATGCAAGTACAATGTGACGATGGGTTAGCGAGAGACCTATTCGATTTCTTTTCTTTTACTGTACCTAACGCAAAATTCATGCCATCAGTCAAGAGTAGATACTGGGATGGTAAGGTACGTTTATTCTCAATCAAAACAAATAAAATCTATATCGGTTTACTTCCCTATGTTGATGAGTTCTGTAGAGAACGAGGATATGATATAGTTGGTATTGAAGATATCATAGGTGAAAAGAATCATGAACATCTAGGAGTGCAGACAACACCATGGTTAGAAGATATAGGTCTACCTTTTGAACCTAGAGATTATCAGATAGAAGCATTTAACACTGCAATTAAGTATGGTCGACAGTTACTCCTCTCACCCACTGCAAGTGGTAAGTCTCTCATCATTTATCTGCTTACAAGATACTATAATAAGAAAACCGTTATCATTGTCCCTACAACTTCATTAGTTGAACAAATGACAAAGGATTTTGAAGACTACGGATACAAAGAACGAATTTGTAAAATCTATAGTGGACAGGAAGTGTTCGATGCACCTATCACTATAACTACATGGCAGTCATTCAGTAAAGCACCAAAGGAGACATTAGAATCTTTTGATATGGTTGTGGGGGATGAAGCACACCTCTTCAAAGCAAATGTTCTAAAGGGTATTCTTGAAAAGATGAAAAAGACTGCAATTAGAATTGGAACCACAGGAACCCTTGATGGTTCAGAATGTCATAGACTTCAGTTAGAAGGATTGTTTGGCCCAGTCAAAAAGGTCATAAGCACAAAAGAACTTATGGATGAGGGAACCATTGCAAACTTGTCCATAGATTGTGTCATACTTCGTCATACTAAACAAAAGAAAATGTCCTACCAAGAGGAGATGGATTACCTTGTATCTAATGAAGCAAGAAACGAATTCATCTGTAATTTAGTGTACAGTTTATCAGGAAATACACTCGTATTATTTCAATATGTCGAAAAACATGGAGTTATACTACATGAGAAAATGTTTAAGAGACTGGGTGATAACATACACTATGTGTATGGTGGAACAGACACGGAAGACAGAGAAGCTGTTAGAGAGATAGTAGAGAAAGCAAAGAATGATACCATCCTTGCATCTTATGGTACATTCTCTACTGGTGTAAACATAAAACGAATTGATAATATCGTATTTGCAAGTCCATCTAAATCTAGAATACGAAACCTACAGTCAATCGGTAGGGGTCTTCGTAAGGTGGAAGGTAAAGAAAAAATGAGACTTTTTGATATTGCAGACGATCTACAGTGTGAAAACTATACACTCAATCACCTGAAAGATCGTATAAATATTTACAACGAAGAGAATTTCTCATACGAAATTAAGCAGTTCGATTTAAATGACAAGACCTAACGATTTAATCCCTCAACAATACGAAGTATTGAAACTTAGAAGTGGTTCCGAAGTAGTAGGAATGACTAGGGATACACACGCAGGTGTAGAAATAACTCTACCCATGATTTGCAGATTAGAAACAATCAATCCCGAGGGTAGTCACACCCTTGCTACTTTCTATCCATATGCACCCTTGTCTGCAGAACCCACTGTGACTTTACCTTTAGATATCATCGCACATAGGAGTAGATTGAATAATCAATTCATACCTTTCTATGACGAAGCTTCAGCAAGATGGTTTGATATGGTCGATAACGGAACCATACCTCTTACAAATAATAGGGGTGACATCCGTAAAGCATATATGAATAAAATTATGAATGAGATCATGTCTCACAAACAACTCACTGAAGAAGAAGAAGCATTCCTTGATGAACTCGAAGAAGAACAATGGGACGCCATCGATGATTTCGAATCAGCACGTCCACCTTCCGACAAGAAAAAAATTCATTAAATTTTTAAATTCCTGTTACTATGAGTAACGCAAATACATATATACTATCGAATAATTTTGGTTTATACCATATTATTCAATGTGTTTATATTTAACGAGGAAAAAACCATGACCACAGCAGTTTTAAAGATTGCGAGGAGCATGGTGTCTGAAATCGAACACTTGAGAAGATCAGAGATTGTATCAACGCTAATCGATGGTATAGAGTTCATAACACTATTGACTCTCCCAATCCTAGTACCTTTCGGTATCATTTACCTATCATTGGTAAGTTGAGGTTGTTGTGGCATTTACAAAAATGTCACAGAAAAAGATAGAACAGATAAAGGAAAATGCAGAGGTATGTACACTCATGCTAATCTTTGTCGCTTCATTGTGGGGTGTTGCATGAGGTATCCTGAGCAGTTGAGTTTGTTATTGAACAAACCAAGGGACGCAACCCCACAGGAAGTACAAGACTGGTACAACACCGAATTGAAATGGTGGGGTGATCGTCAACTAAAATTTGTTGTAATTGCAACAATCGTTCAGTTGTCTGCATTAGGATTCATGGCACTTATTATGAGTCTCAACCAAATGGTATTCTAATGAAGCTATACATACTACATATCATGGTAATGATCGGGATTATAGAAGTTGTATTCGGTGATCAGGATAGAATGGGACGTGCAATAAATCGTGAAAGAATAGAAATCCCTTATATAATATATTCCCCTGCGGGTACATAGTTATCTTACCATGGATTTTCCATCTGTAAAGATGGTTTTGCTGAAAAATTCAAATTAAATAAATACTAGAAACCCCCTTACAATACGGAGATTTTCTAGTATAATAGACACATGACTACTAAAAAAGACCCAAAACAAGCTGAACACTATGTTAATAACAAAGAGTTCACACTAGCAGTCTCCGAGTATAACGAATCCGTTAGACTTGCAGAATCCAAAGGGGAAGTCCCCCCAAGAATGACAGAATACATTGGTGAATGTATCTATAAAATTGCTACTCGTTTATCGACTAGACCTAATTTTATCAACTACACATACCGAGACGAAATGATTTGTGATGCAATTGAAAACTGTATCCAATACATCGGTAACTTCAATACTGAAAAGTCAAACAATGCATTTGCATATGTAACTCAAATTTGTTACTATGCATTTCTTCGAAGAATCCAAAAGGAGAAAAAGCAAGTTTACATCAAACAAAAGTCTATCGAAGAATCCAATATTACAATGGATGCATATACTACAATCGATGGTGAGCATGACCCTAGTCTTACGAACACTAACATAGAGTGGATGCAAGAAAATATGAACAGGGTTGAATACGAACCACGGAAATCAAAAAGAGCAAAGAAAGTTAAAGAGAATAATCTAGAACAGTTTACTGAATGAAGATAGCACTATTGAATGACACCCATGCGGGAGTCCGAGGTGATATGGTTGCAATGGCCGATTACCAAGGACGTTTTTATAATGAAGTATTCTTTCCATATTTGAAAGAGAATGATATCAAACATATCATCCATCTAGGTGATTACTTTGATCGCAGAAAATATGTAAACTTCTCATCCCTCAAAGCAAATCGTGAACATTTCATTCAACCTATGTTGGATGCTGGTATCACTATGGATTTGATTATCGGTAATCATGATACCTATTACAAGAATACGAATGATGTGAATGCACCTGAACTATTGTTGTTTGGTGATGAGAGTATTACGGTACACACTGAACCCGTAGTTAAAGAGTTCGATGGTTTAAACATAGCATTCAGTCCATGGATTAATAGTGACAATTATGCAGATCAAGTTGAGTTTCTAACAACATGTAATGCACCTATTTGTATGGGTCATTTTGAATTCGAAGGTGCATTGATGATGCCCGGCATGACATGTCAACATGGATTAGATCACAGTTATGTAAAACGATTTGAAAAAGTCTACAGTGGTCACTTCCATCAGAAATCAGAGTTTGCAAACATCAGATATCTTGGTTCACAAATGCAATTCACATGGTCAGATTATGATGACCCAAAATACTTCCATGTCTTTGATACAGAGACAAGAGAGATATTGCCTGTGTTAAATCCACTTACAATTTTTGAAAAAGTATTTTATGATGATAGTAAAGAAACATTTGAAACTATTGTCAACAAAGACTATTCAAACGTATCAGGAAAATTTACCAAAGTGATTGTTGTCAACAAGGACAATCCTTATTGGTTTGATGCATTCTTAGATAAACTACATGCAGCTTCACCACTACATCTAAACGTAGTAGATGATCATAAACATATGGATTTGATGGATGATGCAGATGTAGAGAATGTTGAAGATACTTTGACCATACTAAACAAGTATGTTGAGAGTATGGACATCCAAGGTCAGAAAAAGCCTCTTACAGAATTGATGACTTCGTTGTATAATGAAGCACTGGATGAACACACATATCTATGATTATATTTAAAGAAGTAAGATATAAAAATTTATTATCATCGGGTAACAAGTTTACAAAGATACCCCTTAATACCCATCAGACAACCCTTATACTAGGTGAGAACGGTGCTGGTAAATCGACTCTATTAGATGCATTATGTTATGCACTGTATGGTCGTGGGTTCCGTAATCTCAAAAAAGACCTACTCATAAATTCAATCAATCAAAAAGAACTTGTAGTCGAACTTGATTTTTCTATCGGTAAGAAAGACTACAAAATTATCCGTGGCGCAAAACCTAACATCTTTGAGATATGGGGTAACGATATCCTATTGAATCAGGATGCAAGTGTCAGGGATTATCAAGACCACCTAGAGAATAACATACTCAAAATGAGTTATCGTTCATTCACTCAGGTGGCAATCCTAGGGTCAGCAAACTTCACTCCGTTCATGCAACTTAGAGCAAAGGACAGAAGGAAGTTAGTTGAAGACCTTTTGGATATTACTATTTTTACAACTATGATGCAGTTGCTGAGGAAACGAAAGTCTAATCATGTATTAGATGTAAAGGAAAATCAGCATGAGATTGCAATTCTTGAAGAACGGATTAGTGGATTAAACAGTCAATTAAATGCACTTCGTGAAAATCGTGATGAAAAAATCTTGAAATTCGAGACTACCATTAGTCAAACTCAAACCAATATCGACAAACTATTAGGAGAGGTTGATGAAAAGACGCAAAATGTGGTGGAGAAAACACGACTTATCGAGAATAAAGATTCTACGGAAGATAGACTCAAACAAACAAATGACTTGGAGACTCAACTCGAAAGAGCTAGAAAAAAAGCAATTGCAGACATTGAGTTCTATGAAAACAACGACAACTGTCCCACATGTAAACAGGGTTTAGATGATGAACACAAGGCGAAACACATTCAAGAAAAATCTGCAAAAGTCGATGAAATCAAGACGGCGTTGTCAACTCTTGAATCCCAACTTGCAGACCTACACACCGAGATCGAAAGAATTAGAGGTGTACAGTCAGACATTGATGACATCCAAAGAGAAATCGGTCTAGCACAAACAGAGATTGTTTCCAATCAAAAATACATTGGTAAATTGCAGAAAGAGATTGCAGCTCTTGAAGAAGAGCAACAAGGTAATACTGATGCACACCAACAAGTTGAAAAGTGTGAGGATGATCTCCATACACTATTGAAGAGGAAACAACATCTTGCAGATCATGGTCACTACCTAGAGATTGCAACTCTCTTACTTAGAGATCAGGGTGTCAAGGAAAAGATCATCAAACAATATGTACCCATCATGAACAAATTGATCAACAAGTATCTAGCACAGCTAGAGTTTTATGTTGGTTTTGAACTGGATGAAAGTTTCGAAGAAACAATCAAGTCTAGGTTCAGAGATGTATTCAAATATGAAAACTTCTCACAGGGTGAAAAGATGAGAATCGACTTGGCACTTCTCTTTACATGGAGAGCAGTTGCAAGAATGAAAAACTCAGTGAACACTAATCTATTGGTATTGGATGAGGTGTTTGACAGTTCACTTGATGCAAATGGCACAGACGAATTCATGAAGATGTTAAACACTCTTACTGAGAAGACAAATGCATTTATCATTTCTCATAAAGGTGATATCTTATACGACAAATTTGAGAATGTGACGAGGTTTGAAAAGTATAAAAATTTCTCAAGGATAGCAGAATAGTATAAATAGTAATATGAAAAGCTTTTCTGATTTTACAAATAAAACCATAACAGTACCAAAGAAGCCTTTGGTTGAAGCATCTATTCTTAAACCCGATTATGTTATCGGACATAAGTTTATGTACAAAGGTGGTATTAAAGAGTTCGATGCAGAAGGTTTTAAACATGGTGATGTCTTCATTGCAGTGAAACCCACTAAGAGAGTAACTGCTTTTTTAGGAACAGAAGACGGACAGTTTGAGAAATATCTACAGAATGGTAAGAAGACTTTTCATATAAAAGGTGGTGCTGGTTATAAGTCTGCATACTTCAATCATGTAAAAGAAGGTGGAGATACACCAAGTGGCGCACAGTGGGAAGAACTTATCATCTACGAGTACAATAAACTCAACAACAAAAAAACAGATGCAGACGTAATAAGAACTGCAGAGTCATTTCCACTATACCTAGACATTGCAAAAGAGATTGCAGTTGGATTCAATAAGAAACTAAAAGAGAAAGAATTAGTATCCACAGGTAAAGGTGGGATACCAAATACCATTTCCAAAATCTACAAAGACAGCGGTGCAAGTAATCCTACACCTAAGACAGATATTGCTGGTTCAGGATTCAAAGAAAAAATATCACTCAAGAAAGCAGGTGGTTCACAACTTATGTCAGGTGCAAAGGGTGAGTCTATTGCAACAGTCAGAGCTGCACTTTCAAAAATGGGTGAGAACAAAAACTTTGCAAAAGGTTTGGTAGAAAAAATGGAAGAGAAGATGAATAGTCTTATCACAACTGAGACTGTTACATCACTAAACAAAAGGACAGCAGCTGGGGAGAAGGGTGAGGACATCATAGATTTCCAACAAAAAGATAAAGACAACAGAGAATTGTCAGAAATCTTGATGTCTTATTTAAACAACGATACAGAAGTCAATCAACTATTCTCACTGAACGTAGTGTTAGAAGCATCAACGGGTAATGTTAAATTTAACGAAGGCCCTGCAGCTGCAAACCTACTAGGTAAGTTTGATATTAATACAAAAAAAGTTGAGGTAGAACCAATCACCTCAATCAATGATAAGATCATCAAGAAGTATGCAAGTCAGATCAATCCTTATATTGCATTTAAGAAAGGTGGTGGTAATTCACCAGCATATTCTACTATGAGAATAGGATTGAAAGAACATTATGGTATTGATGATTTTAAAACCATGGTCGTTAATGAACTCACTGCCATGGATGGTTTCGATCTGTTACTAACTGAAGAAGTTCTAGAAGAAGGTGCATTTGATATTATCAAACGTGCTGGGAACTGGGCAAAAGAGATTGGTTCAAAAACTTGGAACAAGTTTCAAAAGGCAATCAAGAAAGTAATGGATAATGTAAAGAAAGTATTAAAAAGAATTGCAAACATGGGTAAAAGAATGTTTGAAGCAGTCATGGCTTTCTTTAATGTCGAGATCAGTAATGTGAGAGGAGTTCCTGTCGATATAAGTTTATAATATGTATGAATTAGTTGAAGAAGCAATGAAGGTTCTACGAGAACCTACTGATGATTTTGATTTTGATAATCCACCTGAAGACCCCAAAGAAATAGAAAAGAACCTTGCAGAAGCAATGGAAAGATTTGGTGGTATTGGTTTATCTGCAAATCAATTAGGATTGAAATATCGTGTGTTTGTAATGAGAACTGCAGACAGTGGTATCAAAGCATTCTTTAATCCTGAAATCACTATGATGTCTCAGGAGACTGAACTACAGAAAGAGGGGTGCCTTTCCTTTCCCGATATATACTTAATGATAAAGAGACCTAAAGCAATTGAGTTAGAATACACAAATGCAGAGGGTGAGAAAAATAAATTACAACTTGAAGGTTTGGGTGCAAGATGTGTTCAACATGAACTAGATCACCTAAACGGAATTATCTTTCTACAGAGAGCTTCTCAATTGAAACTAGAGAGAGCTTTGAAAGCAAGACCAAAAGAAAGAAAAAAGAGATTAGATTATGAGCGCAGAATGGAAATTGCTCGACAACTCCAAAGTCTACAATCACAAAGTGATTCCGATACTGTCGGAGACGGAGACGAGAGACCTGATCAGGTGGCAGAACAGTCATAGACATTTAGAGTCTATTGGTTCTGCACACGATTACAAAGGCATACGAAAACTTCATATTCAGAATGAAACCATTCGCCTATTGTTTCAGAAAGTAGAAAATCATTGCATTGCAGAAATTTATAAAGCAACTGGTAAAGTATTCTATCCTGAAATGTCATCTATAACTAAGTGGCATATTGGTGGAGAACAGACACCACACTTAGATACTTA